CCTTGTTGTTGCGCTGGCCATCACACCCGTGATGCCCGTTGTCTATGTAGCATTGTCTCATAGTACCGTATCACTCCCTTCGGCAGCCTGCGCAGTCCCGGAACCGGGCACAGGCTGGTGTACATGTAGGCTGGCGCCGTTCGGATACGCTCCTTGATTGCCTCGTCCGCCTGGGCGGCCAGGGCCTTGCTGCGGTCGATGCGGCTGACCTTGGACTGCTTACTGCTTTTCTTTCTCATAGGCACCACTGCCTCATTACGTCTGTTACCACCTTTAGGAGCTGTACTGCAAGATTCAGTCCTATATAAAATCCTGCTCCTACGATGATGCCAAAGCTGTACCATTCAAGTACCTTTTTAATACACTCCTTGCACATCTCCTGCTTCTCCTTTCGTATCAAAGTATCTAGTCGATAACAAAATCAAACCAGTGACAGTTAAAATCTGTCTCTTTTTCCGGAATTGACATACAGGCACCCACCGCATCTTTCACGTATAGTTCACCGTTAATTTCTATGACAGTCATGGGATAATAGCCAAATCTTCGTACTTTGCAGTCGATTTTTTTACCCACAAGGTCTTTTGCGTTGCCCTGATATAATTTCATTTATTTTTCCTCCTCCAAATTCTAATTCTGATTACAACCGGCATCCCCAGGTTCCTTCACAAGTTCCTTGTCCATCTGCCTTATTACCTCGGGCCACTCACACAACCCGGTGTCCTCTATCGCCACTGTTCTCCAGCTGCAGGTATCGCAGTCCTTACCATCATCCCACGACTGTGCCATCCTTCGGCACTCCTGGTAATCCTTCTCCATCTCGTCCGACACATCCAGGCGCAGCTCCGTATGCGGCGCCGGGAATAATTTAATCTTTCTCACGGTTCTCCTCCTTCATCTCCTTTAGAACTCTGCACACTGTCCCTTCATGCAGCCCCATATCATCCGCAATCCACCGGTTGCTCCGGCCTGCTTCATGCAGCGCCATCACCTTGCCTTTGTCTACCCTCTTGGCCCGTTTGGGATGACCGTCCACTGCGGACCTATCTTCCACGCCGGAATCCCTGGATCCGCTTTTATTTTTGTCAATGGGGGGGGCACCACGCATCATACGTTCAAGCTCGAAATTATCCATTGCAGGTTCGTTCCGGAAGAACAGGCAGCCCTCCAGCAGGTTTTGCAGTGTATCCGGGGAATAGTCCGCCCATCGTTTCGGCTCCGAGGTATTCGGCGCCATAATATTAATCTCCTGGCCTACGGCAGCCAGCCGCAAGGCCTCTATCATATCAATCTGTTTCACGAACATAATCCTTAACCTCCTCCAGTCTGCTGATTGAGACTTCATACGCAATCCGTTTCTCACACTCGGCCTCACTTAGTTGCTTCACATATTCCCTACTCTGTACCCGGCCCCATGTCCTGACCCTACTCCCCACCTCAAGACCGGATGCATACCGGGCATTCCGGGCCCAGCTAATGCATGGTATGTAATCAGACTTGCCATATGGTCGGTTGACGGCCAGAAGGATGTCCGCAATCTCTCGTCCCAGGGGAGTCCTGCGATAAACCGGCGGCTTACAGATATAGCCGTCCAGGGATATCCGGTTTGTTTTTGTATAATCTGTAAATTCTTCCATGAAACGGACTTCCCGGACAAAAACGGACAACTCCAGGCGGTTTCTGATGCCCTCATGGCGGTTATAGGAACGGAACTGGCCAATGGCCTCCATCGTACCCCCGGAATAATCCCGGCGCACATCCAGCAGACGTTCGGACACCATTAACGGTAGGATATCCTCCTGGCCACTGAGCCGCCTCACAGCAACATCCACCATATAAAAGCCTTCTCCAAAAGCCTCATGGCTAAAGGTAAATTCCGATACAATCTCACCAATTACACTTACCTTGTTGTTTTCAATCATTTTTTCTGACATAGTACATCCTATCCTTTCTTCACCTTCTGAATCTCTTTCAGTTTCTCAATCAATAATCCCCGGTTCGTCTCACAATCCCGGAATAACTTCCCATCCCGCAGCATATAGTACTCATGCCGGCCGTAACCATCATGATATTTGGCCTCATAGCTTCCTGACGCATATCCATCGAATATCCTTGCGTGGTATACCTTCACCACCATGCTGGTGCCGTCCTCCAGGTCATACCGGTAGTACCGCTCCCCGGTCTGCTCTGTTTCAATCCATAACGGCCACGTCTCATATGCATCCACAAAGGCAGCCCGTTGGTCATTGTTCTTAAGCACCGGAAGCGCTGGCTGTTTGGGTTCTTCTGGCTCCGGTTCTTCCAGATTACACAGCATACCCGCAAGAGCTGCCACCAGTATCTTTTTCTTCCGGAGCAACTTTTTTCTCTTTTTTCGGCTTCATTGCCCTGATAACAGGTATCTTCATATCAGGGGTGACCTGCTCCCTCAGCTCCTCACTCATGGGGAGCATCTCTATCAGCTGACTGACGTTGTACACCTCATACTGTTCTTCCAACCTGGGCAGCTCCCCCGGCTCTATCGGAATGCCGAACTTATCGTACAGGTTGATGCACCTGGACGCCCAGGACTTGTCCTTGCCATATTCATCACCCAAAAACTCGTTAAAGCTGTCGTAACCTTGTCCCTGCCACAGCTTTTCATCCCGGATGATTTTCAGGTAATAACCGAAGCCTACAAAACCATTTTTGATATCCTTGTAGGCTATATTGGCCAGCCGCCTGGTATCTATAAAGGTCAATCCTGTTTTCTTAACTTCCTCCATCACTTTTCCCCTTTCACTCTGCTTATTCTGGCTTTAAGGGCCGTAAGCAATGAATCCTGGGTAACCTGCTTATTCTGCAGGGCTGCCATGACATCCTCATCCATGCATCCGGATACAATCAAATGGTGTATGATAACATTATCCGTCTGTCCCTGCCTGTGCAGCCTGGCATTTGCCTGTTGATACAGTTCCAGGGACCAATTAAGGCCAAACCATACTATGATGTTTCCACCCGCCTGGAGATTGAGTCCGTAAGCGGCACTTGCCGGATGCGCCAGGAGTACATCTATCTTCCGCTCATTCCACTGGCTGATTACGCCCGGGCCCTTAAGTTCCGCTACCCTAAGTCCCTTCGGAAGGCACTTGATGATACGGGACTTGTCATGCTGGAAGTTGTAGAATACCAGTATCGGTTTCCCCTGGCTGCCTTCCACAATCTCCTTGAATGCCTCCAGCTTCTCACCATGGACCTCCACTGCATTCTTGTCATCGTCATATACCGCGCCATTACAGAACTGGAGGAGCTTCCCGGTCAGCACAGCCGCGGATCCCGCATCCAGCGTGGCCTCGTCCACCTCCAGAAGCATCTCCTGCTCAAACTTCTCATAGGCTACCTGCTCCTTGGCGTTTAACCGGACGTGTATGATATTATCGATGCGCTCCGGAAGCTGCAGGTAATCCTTAGCCTGGAGGCTAATACAGATATCCGCTATCTGCTGTTGGATCACTTGGTCGGCCCCTGGCAATGGCGCGTATGAAAAGATGGTGTCCCGGTTCCTGGATGCCGGGGAGAAGTATTCATCCCTGTATTGGCCTATCCTTGTCCCCAGCCGCTGTCCCTGGTCAAGCAGGTATATCTGTGACCACAGGTCCAGAAGGCCGTTTGGCGCCGGTGTACCGGTCAGCCCATAAATTCGGCGTATGTGGTTCCTCACCAGGCACAGGCTCTTGAAACGCTTGGCCTGCGGATTCTTGAAACTGGACAGCTCATCTATGATTACCGTGTCAAACGGCCAGGCGTTGCGGTAATGGTCCACAAGCCATTGCACGTTATCCCGGCTCAGCACATACACATCTCCCGGGGTATTAAGGGCCTTTATCCGCTTTTCTCTGC